TGTCGTAAATGGCTCGCAGCACACTTGTGGCATCTTGATTGTAAGTTCTCACAGTGAGACTGGGAAAACTGTTGGGGAAGATCTTTACAGGATTCAACAGGTCCGCCATGCTTGCGATGTTTGCAGTGNTCACACCAAACACAGCCAACACTTGTTCCAANGCTGTGCCTCTGATATTCTGCATGCCGATATATGCCAATCTTTGCACATTGGTATCAACATTCACACNGGGATCGGTGAGATTGTCAATGCTGGCTTGATCCAGTCCGGCCTGTATCAATGCAGCACTGATATCAGGAGTGATGTTGGTCAGCGTGACCAACTGCCGGAACACAGCCGCGGGCGATCCAAAGTTTCCTAGATTGGCCAGATCAATCAACTGTCCCAGTGCCGCAAGATCGGTACCAAATGTGTTCATGGCCAGAGTGGCGTCGCTGAGATTGCCAGTGATCAGACTGTTCATGGTGGTAAAAGTAGAACCAAGATATGTCTGGCTGTTCACACTGGTATTGATGTAGTCATTGGCAGTGAGTATATAACCTTGAGCAGAAGAGAAAACCTGTGCAAACACAGTGACATTGCCATTGCCGAGATAACTGTTGCCTTGAGAAGTCACCACGCCGGTGAATCCCGACAGTGCATTGGTTCCCAAATTAGAATAGGCCGCAGGTGTATTGTCGGCCAGGGCCGGCACGGTGCCCGAGCAAAATGTAACCATGTTGCTCAATGTTGCGTTGCTGATGTTGGCGGCGGCATTGGAATAAGCAGCATTCACAGCAGAAAAGTAACTGGAAATTAAAGTGGTACCGGTATAGCTACCAACAGCCGCGAGCCATGTGTTGGCTATGCTCACTCCACCATTGTTGCTGAGTGTGGCGCCGGCAATCATCTGTAACGGTGTCAATACACTTGTGACCATGCGTTATCCTGCAAACACGTCCGGGCTGCCCTGTGACACAGCAGTGCATCCTGTGAGTGGATCTCCCACTCTGGCCAAGGGTTTTCCATTTACAAAAACTGTTTCACTTCCTCTAGAGATCGAAGCAGAATGAGGACTACAGGGCGGATTTCCCGGTCCAGGTCTTAGATGCGGAGTGCTGCCATCACCTTGCCTGGCAGCAGCAATACTGTTGATAAAAACATCTCCGCTGCCGGCCGAGATGGTATAACCACTGCAATGTGGAATTCCTTGATCACCTTTTCTAGCTGCTGCGGGCACGTTCAATCCTCATAAGTCGTAAAAATTTATCATGCCATGAATCAATTTCTTCGTGCTGTTCATGAGTATGCGGCTCAGGAGGTATTTCAGGAAGGAATTCTATCACATGATCAAAATCGTCTGGAATATCTTCATACTGATCATACTCAACAAGTTCATCGCCCTGCATGATCACAAATCTATGTCCCATGCTTTATTTATGGGGCAAAAATCAGCCCAAGTGTATATTGGTGGTGCTTTGCATGTACTGGTCAGCAAAGGCTTTATCGCTGGCCACGGCCACTGTCACAGTGGCTTTGCTCAAAGAAATATCCTTGTCCGGTGACACAGTGAACAGGTAGGGCATGAGTCCAGGGCCCTTGGCACCCATGGCGATCACCATGGGCTTTGAAAGTTTGTAGTGTGTGGGTGTTTCTTCATTGAGTCGGGCCACTAGTTCCTCACCCGATGTGAGTTTGAATGTGACCACTTCGTTTGGGCCGACGCCTTTGTCTATTAGCATTTAATCTCCGTATCCGCCAGCGGTTTGTTCAATGTATTGTCTCAGTTCTGTGAATCCGCCAACGTGATTGTTGTTCACAAAAATCTGTGGTACTGTTCTTGCTGTGGGCACTGCTGCCAACAGGTCTTCTCGGGTGTACCCGTGCCCGATTTTGCGTTCCTCATACTCAATGTTCCTTTGCTCTAATAGAGCTTTGGCTTGATCGCAGAAGGCACAGTTGTCTTTTGACCATACTATGGCTGTCATTGTTGTTTCCTTACAGATTGGGTAATTGATCGTAGTCAAGGCTTTCGCTCATGACGCCAATAACATAGTTAGTTGATTCGTTCTCCTGGAGCGCAGTTTGTTTCTTCGAAGTATCCGAATGCTTGTTGAACCACGGAATGGGCGTGGTCCTGGGTGCTGCGGATTGATATTTGATACCAATGTCCTTGAGTGCGCTCACTGCTGTGTAATCCACAAAGTCTTTGAGGATGTTGGCATTGAGTCCAATTACCGGACCTTTGTTAAACAAGTAGTCGGCCCAGGTCTTTTCTTCTCGGATCACATCCAGATACAGTTGATATACTTCACTTTCACATTCCACTTTGGCTGCTGCAAAACGTGGATCTTCTTTGACCACCTGGTTGATCAAGAACGCTGTCCACTCTTTATGCAGCAGTTCATCCTGCAGGATCAGGCTGATGATGTTGCCGTTGCCGATGAAGATCTTGTTCTCTACCATGGCCAAGCTGGTGGCGAATGAAACCATGAATCTGAATGCCTCTAGTGCATAGCTGGCGTTCAGTGCCATCCAGATTGCTCGGATGTGATTCTTTTCACTCACAGATCCTGGGTTGACTTCTTTGAAGCAGTTCAACTCGTGTAGTTTGTCGTAGTAGTCGCCCACACTGCTTGCCATGTCCACAATCTCTTTAGTGTCATGGATGGTGTTGAACACTTCCTTGGGCACATTGTAGATGTTGCGTATGATGTGGCTGTAACTGCGACTGTGGATGTTGGTCTCAAAGAAACTCCAGTTGTACATCAAGGCTTCCAGTTCTGGCAGGCTCACACACGGAGTGAATACCTGTGCTGGTCCACGGCCTTGCAGACTGTCCAGGGCCGTTTGGCGCAGCAGATTGCTGGTGAAGATATGTTTCACAGCATCCGACGCATCTTTAAAATCGTTAGCATCCTTGCTGAGACTGATCTCTTCGGGCACCCAAAAGAATCCACGAGCAGTTTGCTCAATCTTTTGTATCTTGTTGTACTTGACTTCTTCAAAGCGTTGGATGGTGACTGGACCTGCAGGATCCAAGAACATCTTGCGATTGAGATAATCAGTTCGTGTGGTTAGGTTGTATTGTGCTTTTGACATGTTATGTTTCCGTTTGTTCTATTGTAAATTGTACACCGGTCTCGAGTATCCATCGGTCCCAATATATCATCCAGGTAGGATCAGCTGGTTTACCAGTGTTGAGAGAATCTTTATCTTTCCATACATACCCATCATTGGTTATCTGCATATTTCCTTGATCAACAACTTGTTTTCTAAATTCCTTTTGTCGGATATCCGCCTGACAAAATTCATCTTGTTGTTCCGTTGACAAGGTTCGTATCCAATCATGAAATTGGATCTGTGCTGCCCCTGGAGGCCAAGTGTATACGAATTTTGAAAGTATTGGCATTTGGACATTCCAAAGTTTACTTATATCGTTGCTGTCTCATTCTATTTCCTCTATAATCTGATCTGTTTTTGTTGAGCGAATTGAATCTATCAGTTGCAAATATTCATGTCGCTGTTGTTCAAGATTCTCACTGTATGTATGACCTTGCAAATAAGTCAACACTTGCTGTACTATATTTTGATTCGTGGTTAAATTTAATTCTTTCAGACGATCTGCAAATTTGTTTATGACATTTGCATCTACTGTATCCAAACTCAAATATTCCGGTTTTGATAATTTCAGAATTCTCAATGGAATCTGATATTTTTCACACCATTGTAACAAGGGTATTAGAGTACGCACACTGAAGCATTGTAGCACATGGCTCACGCTGAAATACACATTTGGCAAATTGTATACTGACAGGATATTTTGCTCGATCTCGGCCCAATGAGATAAAAATCTAATTTGATCGTTGTGTTCTTCTATTCCTTCAAGACTGACACTTAACCAAACTTGACTAAATTTTTTAATTTTATCCACGAATTTTTGGTCAAGTTTTGTAGCATTGGTGGTAAAACTTACTGTTACTCCATTGGTGCAATCTATTTCATCCAACACATCCAGCACATGCGG